TCCTTGTGTTCGCTTTTGGTGTTAATTGTCGCGCTCGTTCCTTTACTACAAATGCTGCTGGAGATAGTATTTTTTTAATTTTGTCAGCATCAGAAATGCGCTTAATAAGGTGTTCAACATCCTTATTAAACTGTATTAAATCCGCTTGACTCAATTCTATCATTACTTATACGCTTTAGCTTCAAGTACCATAAACTGTTTCTCCGGCTCGTATGTAATCAGATCAATGTCATAATATCTCGAATCGTAATTAATCCGCATCTTCTCGGTTACATCAGTTCGGTGTCTTACCGTAAATTCTACATTCCGAACCGTAGTCTTTTTCGCCACCATTTCTTTTTCATCAGTACCTGATTTCTGATAGGAAATCGCAGCCCATACAGTCGCGAAGGTAGACCAAGATTCAGACACAGCTCCTGATGCACTTCTGGTTTCGGAAACGGATTCAATCACGATCCGCTCGTTCATTCTTCCCAATATTTCCGTTTTGTTCCAGACCTTCATTAGATTCCGATAAATAAGTTATAATTTAATCTATCTAATAGCGATTGCGAAGCCGAATACTTCTCCTTAACAAAATCGCTTCGGTTGTGGTACATATCGGACAAAACCAATCTTACTGCCTGTCGAATCGAAGCCGGAACATTTGAAGATGCGTCTCCGTAACCGGCTACATAAGTAACCGTTAACGAATTGATCTCTGCTAATATATCCGGGAACACTTCGCCATAGGCTGGAGTAATTCTCGCTGCCTTTCGGTAGGTATCTACCTTATATAAGGATGCGTTCCAAGTTTGTTCCGTTTCGTTCGTGTCCGTGTAGGTTATACTGGTTACCGATTGCACAGGATGTACGGTTAAAAATAAGGTCGGAAATAAATCGCCTATTTTTGGTTTCGGAATTTTGTCGAAAACTTCTTGTATAGTCTGTGTAATAAATTTTTGACCAAGGTAATTTTCGCAGTAGTTAGTAGCTGCATCAACCATATCAGAAATAAGCGTGTCATCAGCGGAGGTGTCTATTTTTAAATAATTTTTAGCTTCTGCCGTAGTCAGAATAGGAGTAGAAGGACCAGATGTAACCTTATAGTATCCCATTATTTACTTTTTCGAGTAGTGCGTTTTTTTGCCGTGTTCGTTGCCGTTTCCGCTTCTGTGTTGGTTTTCGTTTCGACTTTTGTGTTGTCTACATATTCTGCATAACCTTCCCTTACCAATTCAGCTGCAATGTCTTTTGGTGCTAATCCAACGTGACCAGCATTGTAAGCCATTTTGTATTTGCCAGTAGGCGATTTTATGAATTTTATCTTTATTAAATCCATTGTGATGGGTTTTTAATTTGGTAGGTAGCCGATTTGACTACCTACCTTTATCATTAAATTATGCAATAGAAGCATCTTTCATTGCAGAGAACGAAGCAGCGTGTCTAACTGCAACATCCCACCAAGAATTTACTACTAAAGTTACTAAAGCATTTTTAGCAGAAGAGTATGGATCTACGACTAAATCGATTCCTGCCCATTGACCAATAATCAATTCTTGCCAATTTCCAAAGATAATCGCGTGAAGGTTAGTTCCTGATCCCTTGGTTAAATCAGATGGTACTAAAGTTGATACTAAAGCATTGTAACCGTTTAATTCGTTACCAGCTTCCCACACAAATTGAGCAGTATTCGAAGCCTTTTCTTTAGTTTTCAAATAACCTTTAACGCCCGGAGTAGTTAAATAACCTAATCTTCCAAAGTCAGCATTCGCAGTAGCAACATCTGTTTCCAATTCAACAATGTTTGCAAAAGTTGGGTTTGCTCCGTTAGTTCCACCAGCAACATCTCCAATACCAGTTACATTTAAAATACCTTCAGGAACATTGCCAGAACCAGCACCATTGATAGCGGCAGTATCAACTGCATTTGCAATCGCAACAGATAATCTGGTTCTTATCATATTCTCCACATCAATGGAAGATTGAACCATCAATTGCTTTGAAATATCTGTAAACGCTCCCAATCTATTAGGGCTCATCTGGATTCTATCAAAGGTTGGAGATGTTTCCGCATTCGCATCGTTTTCTCCTTCCCACGCGGCAGAAGCAGCTGCGTTATTTCGTGGGAAATCAATGTTGCTTGTTAATCCAGTTAAATAAGTAGCACCTAAAGATTCAGTTACCAATCTTGGATCAAGGAATGGAATCAATGCTCCTATATCCGTTTGAATAGTGAACCCACCAGCAGTAGTTGTACCAGCAGTCATATCCCTTTTTTCTCCCGGACTTCTCATTAACATTTTAGGAATGGTAATGTTGCCGTTAGGAGTTAAACCGGCTGCTCTTGCTTCTCTAATACCCTCTTGGTGCATTTCAGCATTTAATCCTTCTAATCTTCCTCTTTCAATTAATTGAGTGATTGCTCCATCGTGTCCAGTCAATCTAAATTCAGTAGCAACCTTTTCTTCTTCGGTCTTTTTGCTAACGTTTCTTCTCGCATCCTCATTCGCTTTTCTCTTTGCCTCTTCGTTAGCCTTTCTTAATTCTTCAGCCTCAATGAAAGATTCTCTTTCAATTGACTTGTTAAGGTCTTCAGCCCTCTTGCTCAATTCATCCCACTTTTTACTCATTTCTTCGGTAAACTCGTTACCACCGGCAGAACGGTGAAGCGCGGTCATTTGATCCAACACTTCAGCGCGTGCCTGACGTAGTTCATCAGATTTTTTCATAATTACTTTCTGTTTAATTTTAATAAATATAATTCACGGTTCCGAATGGCATCCGTGTTGGAATTTTCTTCCTTTAATTCTTGATTTTTTAATTCGTCTATTTTTCGTGCCTGTACTGATGTGCTTTCATAAGCCGGAAACGTAACCGGAGCAACATCGTATAGTTTCTTAATTTTCTTAATCGTTCTGTAAACGGTATCTCCTTCCTTTCGATATTCATCATCTTCAATCGTAAACGCAAACGAAGATTGAGATATATCGCCTCTTTTGATGGATTCGTACATATCTCTTCCTAACTGGGTATCAGGCATATCGATTTCATAGGCTAATCCATTCTCATCAACCATTAATCGCAATGTTCCAGCCTTGGTTCTGCCCAAAACAAAATTGCTATCGTGATTAAATAAAGCCCGGACATCTTCCATATCCGTGTCCGAAAACGCTTCCCGGTCGATTGTTTCAATGAATCCGCCTAAATCTCCGCTTCTGTTTTCAAATGTGGCAGCGTAACCGCCCACGGTTCGTTTTTCCTCCTTATCCATCGCCCTCAATTCCATCCCAAATGTTCTTATTTCTTTTTCCATTATTCTGGATTTACGTTTTCTTTAGAATTACTCGCCAATGGCATTCCGTATTCATCTCCACCATCGTAGCCATTTAATCCTTCTTTCTTTCTAATTTCGTTTGGATTCAATGCCCTAATATTATACATAGTCTGGTATAATCTCGCTCTGGAATCGGTATCTCCTTGTAATAACCCATCTAAATCAAATTTCACAAAGGTTTTGCCCCATTGCGAACGCGGAAATAATTTAGAGTTAAACTCGGATTCGATTCGTTTAGTCCAGGATCTCAATGTGTACTGGACAAACATTCGATTTAGCAGTTCGGAGTTGTTAAAGGTTTCAGTTTGACCTAATAACGTAACCGGTACACCGGTAATATTCGAGATGTCCGTAATGGTTAATTTTCTCGCATTGATGTCGTTTTGGTCAACCGCTTTTCCTGTTTGTCTATATTTAACTCCATTAGATAGTAGCGCAGTTTTACCAGAGTTATCTGAACCCTGATATTTTCTATTCCAACTTTCCTCGATTATATCCCTTTGTTCCTTTGATAGTGCTTGGTCCGTTTCCAATACGCCTCCAATTTGCGCTCCATTGCCGTAAAAATTAGCACCGTGTCGAATTTCCGCGATACCTCTTCCTAATGTATCTTGCTGGTAGTCGATTACGGATTTACCCATAATACCATCTTCGGAATACATCCTTAAATGGATTATATCTGATGCCGGGATAGATTCCTTATGTTCGTGCAAATAATAAAAATATTCGTTACCGGTTTTAAATTGTTCCCAATCGCCTGTCACCAAATGCAATCTGTCAATCGCTCCAGACGAATCTGTCATTATATGGATTAGCGCGTTTCCACCTTTGTAATTAGATGAACCTGTAAACAATTGCCGAACCATAGTTTCCATAAATGTAAACTTGTCAAGGTTTGGATCCGGTCTAAAATTGATTAAAGGATAAACTGGATGATTTACGGCTTCGGATATGTTTCCTTCTTCGTCCTTTGTATAAACTGATAAAGGCAACGATGCGATTTGTTCTGATAGGATTGTAACCGCTCGGAAATAGGCTGGAATCGATTGCGATGTTTTCCAATTTACAGGAACCTTTGCTCTGGAAGCGGAAAATAAAACGGTCTGCCACGTTGACCAATCCTTGGCCGGACCTATATTGGAATAGATTGCAGCTCTGAACTGCTGAAATGGTTTTGCGATACGTTGGATTAATCCCATACCGCAAATATTTCAGAAAAACAATGGTTTTACCAAAAAAAAAGTTAACAAAGTTTGTTTTTGTTAATTTTAGTAGTATATTGTCCTATTGTTTAACCAAATCTATTAAAAATGAACAATTACCAAGACCTTTATTCCGTGTACGGAGAGTACAACAACAAATTTTACCTTGAAACGTACAACAACCACAAAGATGCGTATTCACGGTATGCTGAACTATCATTTAAGATGCTAAAACAAGCGACTAAAGAATGGAAAAATAATCCGGATCTGATTCCGCAGTTCTACGAATCAACTATTGATGGCTACAACAAATCCGCGCATTGTCGAATTGGGCATATTTATGTGGATAGGATTCCGGATATTGACGAAATTGATTAACTTCGCATCATTAATAACTCGTTTTTTTAAATGCTTTTGAACCCGGTCTTTGTGCCGGGTTTT